GACTATTTTGTTAGCATTAGCGGAACAGATTTTTCTAGTTCCCTTAACTCAGTTGAATTAGCTGAGGAAGCCGACAATTTAGAAACAACTGCCTTTGGTTCAACTTGGAGAACCAGAATCGGTGGCTTAAAACAAGCATCATTAACACTAAACTTTATGCAAGATTTTGCAGCAGGTTCAGTTGATGCAACACTAAATCCATTATTAGGATCAATCGCTACTGTGATTATCAAACCTACAAGTGGTACTGTGACAGCAACAAACCCTAGTTACACAATGACAGCATTGGTAACCCAATACTCACCATTCGCTTCAAGCGTTGGAGATATTGCTACCCTTTCTGTTACTTGGCCAATTAGCGGTTCAGTAACAAGAGCAACAGCTTAATAACAAAGGAAAAAATGAAAATCAACCTGCGCGTGAATTACAATGATGGTAATTCTAAAGAAGTCATTTGTTCAGCTAGAGACTTAGTTGCCTTTGAGGAAAAATACAGCAGGTCAGTAGCAAAACTCGAATCAGAGTTCAAACTTACTGATCTGCTTTTCCTTGCCTGGCACTCTGAAAAAAGAACTAATGCAACTAAAAAAGAATTTGACAACTGGCTTGATGAAGTTGATGAAATTCAGGTAAGCGACAACGACCCAAAATAATTCCGCTCGGAGATTCTTCTGAGCATTGGTATATCGCTTATTTAGCTTGTGAAACAGGGATTGCTCCCTCTTTGCTATTACAAGAGTCTGACCGTATGCTTTTCACATTAGGTATGTATCTGCGTTGGCGTGCATCTAGTGGGAGAGCAAACTAATTGGCTGCTGAAGTGCAAATCCGTGGTATCGCTGGTGTCAACGAGATGATTAAAGAACTTAAACAAATTGAGCCTGAGTTGTATCGTCAGTTGCGTAAAGATTTGATTACTGATGTGAAACCTTTGTATCAAATTATTAAGTCTCGTATTCCTATTGAGCCACCACTATCGGGTATGTATAACAATGGTCGTCTTGGTTGGGGTAAAGCTGTTCGTGTGACAGCGAAAATCAATATGAGAAAACGTAGAGGATACACAAGCCTTTTGAGTGTTAAAACTTCTAATGCTGCTGTTGAAATGGTTGATATGGCTGGTATAGCAAGTTCAGGGAAAACTGCATCAGGTAAAGCAATGATTCAGAATCTTCCTGGTAAACCATCTCGTTATGTTTGGAAAGCAGCAGAACGCTATCTGCCACAAATCATTGAATCAGCAAATAAAACTTTGGAAAGATACTCTAAAATAAAGAACAGAACACTCGAATTTATACCAAAAGGTTAAGGACTTATTGTGGCAATTAACATTCCTATTGTCAGTCAATACAATGCCAAGGGTGTTAATGACGCCAATAAAAGTCTTGGTGGTTTTGATAAGACAGTAAAGAATCTTGGTAAATCTATTGCTGGTGTTTTTGCTGCTCAAAAAGTTGTTTCATTCTTTGCCTCAAGTGTTAAAGGGGCTATGCAAGATCAGAAAGCCCAAGTTCAACTTGAGAAATCTATTAGGAACACAACTAATGCCACAAGCCAGCAAATCAATGGTTTACGCAGTTTTATTGCTCAAACACAATTTTCTACTGGTGTCCTTGATGACCAGTTAAGACCAGCATTAAATAGACTTGTTTTGTCTACTGGTGATGTTGAGAAGTCACAAAAACTTTTAACCCTAGCTCTTGATATTTCTGCTGGTACAGGAAAAGATTTAGAGAGCGTGACGACTGCGCTTTCAAAGGCTGCAGGCGGGCAGTTCACAGCACTTCAAAGACTTGGTGTTGGTTTAGATAAATCTGTTATTGCAACAAAAGATTTAGATCAGATTACTGGTGCTTTGAGTGCAAAGTTTAGTGGTCAAGCTGCTGCTGCTGCACAAACTTTTGCTGGTCAAATGCAAATTCTTAATGCTTATGCTCAAGAGGCTAAAGAAACTATTGGTTATGGTTTCATTCAGGCTTTGGAACTATTTTCAGGTCAAGGTGGTGGCGCGCAAGCTTTTGGTAAAGCCTTGTTGCAAATATCTGATTATTTAGCAAATGTCATTGTTGGTATTGCTGCAACTATTCGTGAAGTTCAAGATTTCACTCAAAGTTTAGAAACTAATTATCCAGGTCTTTATCGTTGGGTTGAGGCTTTAGGTAATGTTGCAACACTTATATTCAAGTTAGGAACTCTGCCACTTCAATTCTTCAATGATGCTGGTAAAAAAACTAGAGATTTAGCAGAAACAAATAAAGCGGCTGGTGATAGATATCAATTGATGGCTGAGAAACTTTATGGTTTCAAATCAGCAATTGAGGGTGCTAATCCTGTTATAGAGAAAACAACTAAAGCGGTTAAAGGTTTATCTGATGCTCAAAAGGCTGTTATCAACGCCAACATTAAACTTCAGGACAGCATTGTCAATAATTTACAAACCTCTTTATCTTCTGCTGAAAACTCTTTGAGTGCTGTGACAAACAAGTTTGAGGATTTGAATAACACTATTTCTAGTTCCGTGACAGATGTTATTGATTTTGGTAAAGCTATTGAAACAGAGAACTTTATTGAAGCAATAACTAAACAGGCTCAAGATGCCACAAGTTTTGCTGACAAGGTTAAACAACTTATTGTTATGGGCTTGTCTGAGCGTGGTATTCGTGAACTGTTGAACGCTGGATTTGAAGCAGGTTCACTTATTGCTGATCAGTTGATTGCTGGTGGTACAACTGTTGTTCAACAAATAAATACTTTGCTTGATTCTGTGAATTTAGTTGCTGAAACTGTTGGTCGTCTTGGCGCACAAACTTTCTACCAACAAGGTGTTGATCAAGGTAATGCTTTGGTTGATGGTATTAAATACGCTTTGGCATCAGCTCAAACTGAATTAGATAAATTGCGTGCAAGTTTAACTGGCGGTACTTCAGGTACTGGTGGAACTGGCGGAACTGATGGGACTGATACTTCTGCTGTGAATACTTCCAAAACAATTACAGTCAAACCTGGTGATACTTTAAGCAAAATCGCAGCAGCCAACCAAGTTTCTTTGCAAGCGATTTTAGATGCAAACGCTAAATTCAAAAATGATCCAAAATATAACGGTGGAAGCACAATCTTTAGTGGAACAACAGTAAAAATTCCAAGACTTGCTAAAGGCGGAATTGTTCTTGGGCCAACTAATGCTCTTATTGGTGAGGCTGGCCCTGAAGCTGTTGTTCCTTTATCTGGTCGCAATGGTGGGCTTGGTCAAACATTTAACATTGTTGTTAACGCTGGTGTGGGAACTAATGGTGCACAAGTTGGTGCACAAATTGTTGAAGCAATCAAAAAGTATGAGCGCACCTCTGGTCAAGTATTTGCGAGAGCGTAAATGGGTTTACCAACAAAAACAGTTGAGATTGGTTTTGATTTAAGTTCTGCTGGTGGGCCGTTCTTCACTTTAGATGATGCTGTTCAAGGTGTTTTAGATAACACAAGTTTTACTTTAGGTGGAACACTTTTTTATGATGTGACAGATTATGTTATCAACATTAACTCTAACCGTGGGCGTTCAAGAGAATTAGATAAATATAATGCTGGTGGTTTAGAAGTTGTGTTTGATAACAGCACAAGAGTTTTTGATCCGTTGAACTCTGCAAGTCCTTATGCTGGTCAGATTGTGCCTCACCGTGAAATCCGTGTTAAATCAAATGGTTCAGCTGTGTTTTATGGTCTGATTGATGACTGGAATTTGAACTACAACCCTGGTGGCGATAATACTGCTGCTGCTGTTGCTTCTGATGGTTTCACTCTTTTAGCTCAACAAACTTTGTCAGCTCACACAGCAATCCCTCAACTTACTGGTGCAAGAATTGTTGCAATTTTGGATAGACCTGAAGTTAACTGGGATTCAACAAATAGGAACATTGATGTTGGAACTATTAACTTACAAGGTGATGTTGTTGATGAGGGTGTTGGTGCTTTAACTTATTTGCAGGTTGTTGAAACAACTGAGTCAGGTAATTTGTTTATTGATAAGTCTGGTCGGATAACTTTTCAGGATACTTTGACTGGCCCAAGTTCTGTTGGTTTAGTTGTTTTGACTGATGATGGTACAGGTATTCCTTTTAGTAATGTTGCTGTGGTTTATGGTTCAGAACTTCTTTACAACCGTATTGTTATCACTCGTGCAGGTGGTTCACC